CTGAAAGAAGAAATGTACTATCGCCGGGACTACAGAAGTGTAGAAGAGCTGGAAAATGCCGTTAACGAATACATAACTTACTGGAATCAAAAAAGAATAAAACTCAGTCTTGGGGGACTCAGCCCGGTAGAATACCGGACTGAGTATCAAAAAGCCGGTTAACTGAAACTGTCCAGGTTTTGGGGTTCAGTTCAGTTTACGCCGCATCCGGCAAATAGTTAATAGCTCTTACTTCTTCGCCTCTGCAACCACTTTGCTACCCACGCCGCGGTTATTGTATTCCCACATGCGGTTGTAGTTAGTGTCATTCAGATTGCGTTGTATTTCGTCGTTATCATCAACGCTGCCGGTGTTACCCGCAAACGGACGATTAGAGATCACCGCATCAGCCCAGGGTTTGGCTGTGTTAAAACCTTCGTTGATGGCGCTATCACGGATCACCACCTGACCGTTGGTATTGGCATCAACATCCAGCGAGCGACCCAGTTGCGCCACGCCATCACCGGAAGCATTGAAACGGCTGTTTACGGCGAGGAAACCGTAATAGATGTTAGACAGCGTAGCCGGTGCAAACACATACGCTTCTTGCTGAGTACGTGAGTTCACCACGCGGAATTCGGTGTTATCGAACACCACTGCGCCGCGACCAGAAACGATATCCACATCCCCTTCAATGTAACTGTTGGTCACCAGAGTACGCGGCTGACGGTTGGTTTCCAGACGGTTTTGCACACCACTGTTGGTGACAAAGAAGGTATTCTGACGACCGAGAATGTTGACGTTATTGATCTGCACTTTGTCACCATCAGTACGCAGTGCCACCGCCGGATGGTTACCCGCATCTACGCTATCGCCCAGCGTGTTTTCGATGGTCAGATTTTGCAGTTGCAGGCCATTGTTTTGTGACCAGAAGACCGCAGAGCAGAGAACACCGATACTGTCGCTGCGTTTGCTCTGGCAGCTATCGTACATATACCACGCTGGTTTACCTGGCATATATTTGCCGCGCGGGTTGACGTCGTGACGCCAGTCGGCAGGGCTCATGCCCCCATCAAGGGAAAGCCCAATCTTCACATCAATCGGTTTTTCACCTGTACCGTACAGAGTAATTCCACCCGGAGCGGCAGGGACATACACCGTTCCCTGATACTCACCAGGCATCACGGCAATATACTGGCGCTTGTTGGTGCGCTTGATAATTGCCGCATCTACCGCCGCCTGAATCGTGGTATGCGTTACACCTTGAGTACCCGCCGGGCCGACAACAAAGTCAGGTTGCGCAGGCAGGGTAATCGGGGAAGGATTCCACGCTGCCGCACCTGGTGTCAGGGATGCAAAATAGTGTTGAGCATCGAAATTCTGCGCTTCTTTTGCCGACAGAATCGGGCGAGAAGAGGTACCAGGCGCGGTTTGATCAGAAGGACGTTGATCGGGCGGTGTTGAGCTACAGGCGGTCAGCGTCACGCCAAAAGCCAATGCCAGCGCCAGACGGGAAACTGAAAATGTGTTCACAGGTTGCTCCGGGCTATGAAATAGAAAAATGAATCCGTTGAAGCCTGCTTTTTTATACTAAGTTGGCATTATAAAAAAGCATTGCTTATCAATTTGTTGCAACGAACAGGTCACTATCAGTCAAAATAAAATCATTATTTGATTTCAATTTTGTCCCACTCCCTGCCTCTGTCATCACGATACTGTGATGCCATGGTGTCCGACTTATGCCCGAGAAGATGTTGAGCAAACTTATCGCTTATCTGCTTCTCATAGAGTCTTGCAGACAAACTGCGCAACTCGTGAAAGGTAGGCGGATCCCCTTCGAAGGAAAGACCTGATGCTTTTCGTGCGCGCATAAAATACCTTGATACTGTGCCGGATGAAAGCGGTTCGCGACGAGTAGATGCAATTATGGTTTCTCCGCCAAGAATCTCTTTGCATTTATCAAGTGTTTCCTTCATTGATATTCCGAGAGCATCAACATGCAATGCTGTTGGGATGGCAATTTTTACGCCTGTTTTGCTTTGCTCGACATAAAGATATCCATCTACGATATCAGACCACTTCATTTCGCATAAATCACCAACTCGCTGCCCGGTAACAACAGCCAGTTCCATTGCAAGTCTAAGCCAACATGGTGATGATTCTGCTGCTTGATAAATTTTCAGGTATTCGTCAGCCGTAAGTCTTGATCTCCTTACCTCTGATTTTGCTGCGCGAGTGGCAGCGACCGGGTTTGTTGTTATATGGCCTTCAGCTATTGCCTCTCGGAATGCATCGCTCAGTGTTGATCTGATTAACTTGGCTGACGCCGCCTTGCCCTCGTCTATGTATCCATTGAGCATTGCTGCAATTTCTTTTGTGGTGATGTCTTCAAGTGGAACATCAGGTAGCCCCCTCCTTATTGCTTTAATTTTGCTCATGTAATTTATAAGTGTCTTCTGCTTGATTCCTCTGCTGGCGAGGATTTTTTCGTAGCGATCAAGCCATGAATGTAACGTAACAGAATTATCACTGTTGATTCTCGCTGTCAGAGGCTTGTGTTTGTGTCCTGAAAATAACTCAATGTTTGCCTGTATTGCTTCAGTAATTGCTATCCTCCTGTCTCTGCCTAATCCGAACTCTTTACCCGTCCTTGGGTCCCTGTAGCAGTAATATCCATTGTTTCTTATATAAAGGTTAGGGGGTAAATCCCGGCGCTCATGACTTCGCCTTCTTCCCATTTCTGATCCTCTTCAAAAGGCTACCTGTTACTGGTCGATTTAAGTCAACCTTTACCGCTGATTCGTGGAACAGATACTCTCTTCCATCCTTAACCGGAGGAGGGAATATCCTGCATTCGCGCACCCATCGACGAACTGTTTCAAGGCTTCTTGGGCGTCGCTGGCGAGCGTTCCACTCCTGAAGTGTCAAGTACATCGCAAAGTCTCCGCAATTACACGCAAGAAAAAGCCGCATTGATGCGGCGATGGTAGGTCTGGATATCATTGAGCAATGAACAGGCCTCATCGAGTGTGAGGCTGTATGGCTCCATTATTTCACCTCTTGCTGTGTCATTGTTGAAAAATGGATACCAGCTCGTTGCTGCCAGACGATCCAACCGAGAGTCATATCCCATGCCATGTATTCGTTATCGCCGTTTTTTGCTCTCCGACGATCTACTAAGTCACCGAAACGCTTTTCCATGAATAATTCATAGGCTTCGCGTTCATCTGGCTCTACTTCCAGAGATACGAGTGCGATTTCATAAGCACGGCGCTCAATATCGTCTCGAACCTCTAGGCTGCTGATTCGTTCTTTGATTTCTTTAATCAGTTCTTTATTGGTAAATGTGGTCATTATGCTCCAGCCTCCGGTGCTTTTGGCATTACTGCCCAGTGAGTGATATTGACGTTTTCAAGGTCCCCGACCTGAAATATCCACTGCCATTCTCCGGTTTCTTTTTGTCCCCAGGTGTACCAGAGAGAACGCCAGCCAATCAGCCAGCCTTCTCCATTAGCATCAAATAACAGAACACTTTCATTTGCTGGTGGCAGTTCAGCTGACACTGGTATTATTTTGTTTTCCAGTGCCGCACATTTAGCTTCAAGCGCGTCGAATTTACGTACCAGGTACTCAGCATTTGTTTCGTTCACTTTCAGATCTCGCGGTACACATTTCCCGCGAAGAAACCCTTCCATTTCGAAAACATTCATGCGCATTTGCGTAACTCCGATAAATCGTTAAAACGTTCCATAAACATCCCGTAGGCATGACCCGGTGCCAGTGGAATCACGTTGAACATCTCTGTTGCCGGGATGCCTTCCAGTACAGGCCAGAAAGAGCCATCATCAAGCCCGAGATCGCGGCGTTCGGTTGCCAGCATGATGAGATCGGCATATTTCACGGGTGTACTCATAACTGGGGGTAACTCGTATTTCTCACGGATTACGGCGTCTATTTTTTCTTCCATCCGTTTATAGTCAGGAAGAAGGCGTTTCAGTGGTGCGGGAATGTCCTGGCAATACGCTTCTGTTGCATCATGCATTAACGCTTCAAAAGCAAATTCCTGCGGCACCAGCTGGCTGCAAAGAACCGCATGTTGGGCGACGCTGTAGAAGTGCGAAAGATGACCGGCAAAGCGACAGATATTTGAAAGGGAAACCGCGATATCGTTAATATCGATGTCGTCTTTATTTATCTTGTCATAATAAAAATGCTTCCCGGAAAAAGTTTTAATAAATGACATTTTGTTCTCCACGTATATGCACTGCACCGCGCTGAATTCTGGTAAAAGGAAGCCCTCACCATCCGGTGATTATTGAGTTAATTACGTTTCCATAAATGCCCCCGCAGGGGCATTTGCAGTAATGAAATCAGGCGGTGAAAGTACCAATAAAGGTTTCTACTTTGCTGTCTTTGAATTTCTCAACAAGCAGATCACGAAATTCGTTAGCCATTTCTTCCTGCACCGCTTCCAGCTGAATAATGCGCAGAACCAGTACAGGACGATCGCCAGTGATAATGCTGAGGCGTAATTTAAACGGACGTTCTTTCAGACCTTCAAACGGAACGCATTTAAATTCAAATGCCACTGGCATAATGTCTTTGGTCTTCGCTTCGACAGACTCCATCAGGGAGCGTTTGCCGCTGAAGTCATTATCTTCAAAATCAGCGGTCTGGTTTGCTTCAATCGTGATTTTACGGACTGCCGCAGCCGCTTTTGTTGCTTGAATGGCGTCACCATTAGCATCAAAGCCCACAAGGTAGTCGGCCCAGTCTTCGATCCATTCTGCCAGTGACTTCTGGGAGTTACGCTCGCCGTTAACAGACAACAGAGCAGAGAACGGTGCTGTCTTTTTCAGTTTGAGAGTGGCAGTGTTATCTGCGTGACCTGGCTCATCAATAGTACCCAGGTTAAGCACACTGACGGCACGCATATTATCGGCATCGATAAAGCAGCGGGTGCCTTCATCTGCAAGATCTTTAGAATAACGGGTAAAATCATCGATGCTGGCAGTGGAAAGTGCACCACGGAAACGGAAGCGATTTAAATTAAATTTTTCCAGATCATGAATGCGGAAATTCTCAGGCAATGCCACAGCATCGGCACCAATCTTACTGATAATTTCATTAACACCCTGAGCAGAAATAAGGGCATGGATTTGATTAATTGCGGTTGCGTCTAAGTTCTGAGACATAATAAGTCCTCACTATATAAAGATATTCAGTGATGAGATAAATAATCAGTTTATTACGAACGATATTAACGACCTGCTGCGCGGAGTTTTCCGTCAGGTTCACCGGCAAGAGTCAGTAATTGTCCCTGGTCTTCCTGCAGAATAGTCAGGCGACCACCGCGATTGACATACATCGGCGTTTCGGTGGTGTCTTCTTCGGAAATTTTCCCGCGGTTAGTCGGGCGAATATATGAGAGTTTGTGTTTGATTTTCACACGGTTCTCATCAAATGGTTCGATTTCCAGGTTGAGTGAGACCTTACCTTTGGTTTTCGTGTTCATCACACCGGAAGCGACTTCACTGAGAACTGCGCCGATTTTGGTTTCAAATACGCCGCCGTCCAGCTCCCCGATAAATGCCTGCACATCAGTACTGCGTTCGCTAGCCATTTTGCTGCTCCTCATCATATCGACCCTGCAAGGCCGATTAGTTTCTCCACAAAACAGAGAAGAACACCTGTGGTGGCCGCCGCCCGGATGGATTGGGTTATGAGCCCGTCGTCCGGTGATGCTCTTCTCTGTTTTGTAAAAAGGACGGTACCAGCCGGAAGCAAGGGTACAAGCTGGTACCGCCAGGACTACACACAGCATAAAGTTGTGGTGCCGGGTGCCTCCCGGTGCCTGGCGAAGGTTGCACACCAGGCGGGTGGGTATCCACAGAAGGTCGACTGTCAGCCTCAACCTTAACCCGCGTGCGCTGAGCCGCATTCACCACAACGCTAAGGATTCTCTCTGGTTGAAAATACTTAGCTGTTATGTGCCTGCTTTTAGCCACATCAGGCGAGGTGGACCTGGTTATTCCCCAACAACAAGGATTCGGTTAATCTGGATATCCCCAACAACAATAAGAGTATTCAATGTGATCGCTGAATTAACGGCAGCAATGACGGCTATTCGTGAAACAGCCCAGATTGCAAAACTAATGAACGAGGCAAAAACTCAAGCTGAAGTAAATGCGGCTATTGGTGAGCTGAACTCAAAGCTTGCGTCTATTCAGCGCGAATGCGTGTCTCTCGTTGAACTGGTGGGCTCTTATCAAGAAATAAATGCTTCTCTCAAAGCTAAAATTGCAGAATTCGAAAACTTTGAGGCTCAGACGGAAGGCTATATCCTTAACCAACTTGAGTCGGGTACTTTTGTATACTCGAAGGAGGTAATCGTGAACGGTGGCAGCATAACCATGCATCTTTGCCCAAAATGTTTTGGACAAAAGATAGTATCGATACTTCAACCATTCCCGGTTAGCGAAGATGAGCTTTTTCATAAAAGCAGGTGCCTCCACTGTGAAAATAAGTTTCTGATGAATAAAAATCCGGATTACGTATCGCCTCCATCCATTGAGGAGTTGTCCAGAAAACTTAACGGCAATCTGTAGATTACTACTGTTGTGGATATCCAGATTGTTAAAGAGCTAAGCGTCCTGTAGGGCGCTTTTTTGTTGCTAACGAATCATCCTGGACTTCATATGCCCCAGGCGGCTACTTCGTGGGCGTCCTGCCTGTTCGTTATCTATGATATAAAATCTAACTTAACTTAGTTATTATGGCAAGAGAAAACACCAAACTTTTCTTAGTTCGGTGCCTTAGTTAGAGAAGAGAGGCCTTAGAGTTCGTATTGAACTCCTTTGACTACACCAATGATAAGGCAATTACCATTGATAGGGATGTTGGGATACCGAGGATTTAATGGCACTAAAAACTTTTGAGGGCCATCGATGACTAATTTTTTTACTGTAGCTTCGTTTGTTCCATCAAGTCGAGCGATGACTATTTTTCCATGACGAGGTTCTGCATCTGGATCTACAATCACTGTTGCGCCTTCTGGTATTGTTGGGAGGCCATTAGGGTTAGTCATGGAGTCACCTTTAACCTCTAATGCAAATGAGTTATCACCAACCTTTAATGATGTATCTACCCACTTGTCCACTTCACTAAACACTTCTGCTGCCCTGCACTCAGTAAACTGCCCAGCCTGAACCCACGATATTACAGGAACTCTGCGCATGTTTGTGACGAGTTTGCCTTCAAACTCAGCACCATAAAGAATGTAATCTATTGACGTATTGAAGAACTTCGCTAATTTCGAAAGTGCCTCCCCACCAGGGGTATTGATGTCTTTCTCCCAGTACCCCACAGCAACGTCGCTTACTCCACAAAATTTACCCAATTCTTTCTGGGACGTTCTGGTAACTCTTCTCAGAGCTTTTATACGCTGACCAACCGTTTCCATAGGAGCACCATTTCTTTAATTACTAAGTAATCTTAGTTTTTATTGACCAAAGATAGATTTGTAATTAGCATCTAACAAAACTTAGTTTGGAGGGCGTATGACAACTGACGATATCGAAAGCTACTTCGGCAGTATTGAGAAAGTTGCTGCTTTTTTCGGCATAACAACTGAAGCCGTTTATCAGTGGCGAAACCGTCCGGGCCAGTTAATTCCAAAAGGACGTGCAGCAGAAGCTGCATATAGAACTTGCGGACGGTTGCCATTTAAACCTGAGCTTTATGAAAAATCTAATGGATAAATCGATTAACAGAAACCACAGAACGATGAGGCTAACCGTGGGTAAGCATCACTGGAAAGTAGAAAAACAGCCTGAGTGGTACGTGAAAGCTGTCAGAAAAACTATCGCAAAGTTGCCGGGTGGTTACGCTGAAGCAGCTGACTGGCTGGATGTAACAGAGAACGCATTATTTAACCGCCTTCGTGCCGATGGCGATCAGATTTTCCCGCTGGGATGGGCAATGATTTTGCAACGTGCTGGTGGCACTCACTTCATTGCTGATGCTGTGGCGCAGTCTGCAAATGGCGTCTTTGTGTCGCTTCCTGACGTCGAGGATGTGGACAACGCCGATATTAACCAGCGTCTGCTGGAAGTCATTGAACAGATCGGCAGTTATTCAAAACAGATTCGTTCAGCAATCGAAGACGGTGTAGTGGAACCGCATGAGAAGACAGCAATTAACGACGAGCTGTATCTCTCAATTTCGAAGCTGCAGGAGCATGCAGCACTGGTCTACAAAATCTTTTGCATTTCAGAAAGTAATGACGCCCGCGAGTGTGCAGCTCCGGGCGTCGTGGCGTCGATTGCTTCTGGTTGTGGAGAAACTAACGCATGAACAGTTTAACAACACACTACCGTCGCTCGCAACTGATTGCGCTTCCTGTACCGGGTGGAAAAGCGAAGGTGGAATATTGCTATGCAGTGAATGTACCAGGTGACAGGGAAATTGTAACCCACAGCTTTGCAGAGTGGGCTGTGGGGGATTTCAACCGGCAGAAGGAGACAGTCCTTTGCGACAAGTTAACCGCTGGTTCAAAGATCACTACGGAGTGCCCGTCAGAGTCATTCGTTGGGAACCGGAAACACAACGGGTTATCTACCTCCGCGAAGGCTATGAGCATGAGTGCTTCAGTCCGCTCGAACAGTTTCGTCGTAAATTCAGGGAAATAGAGGTCGGTCATGAGCACTAAATTAACCGGCTATGTATGGGATGGTTGCGCAGCGTCAGGCATGAAATTATCCAGCGTGGCAATTATGGCCCGCCTGGCTGATTTCAGTAATGACGAAGGTGTGTGCTGGCCATCGATTGAAACCATTGCCCGCCAGATTGGCGCGGGGATGAGTACCGTCAGAACGGCTATCGCACGGCTGGAAGCAGAAGGCTGGTTAACGCGTAAGGCGCGTCGCCAGGGTAACCGCAATGCGTCGAATGTTTATCAGCTTAACGTTGCGAAGCTTCAGGCAGCGGCATTTTCTCAACTGTCAGATTCTGACCCGTCAAAATCTGACGCATCAAAATCTGACCCGTCAAAATTTGATGCGTCGAAATCTGGCAAAAAAGCGGGTTTTCACCCGTCAGAATCTGGCGGGGATCCGTCAGTAAAATCAAAACATGATCCGTCAGATAAAAAACCTTCTCGTCCGGACGCTTCGCAACCGGACACGCAGACGGCTGAACAGGATTTTTTAACTCGCCATCCTGATGCGGTTGTATTCAGCCCTAAAAAGCGCCAGTGGGGAACGCAGGATGATTTGACCTGCGCACAGTGGCTCTGGAAAAAAATCATCGCCCTGTACGAGCAGGCCGCCGAATGTGACGGCGAGGTGGTTCGTCCCAAAGAACCGAACTGGACAGCCTGGGCAAACGAAATTCGCCTGATGTGTGTGCAGGATGGTCGTAATCATAAACAAATCTGCGAGATGTACAGCCGCGTCAGTCGCGATCCGTTCTGGTGCCGTAACGTGCTCAGCCCGTCGAAGCTGCGGGAAAAATGGGATGAGCTTTCCCTGCGCTTATCGCCGTCCGTCAGCACGTACACCGAAAAACGCGAAGACCCGTACTTCAAATCCAGTTACGACAACGTGGACTACAGCCAGATCCCGGCAGGATTCAGGGGGTGATCATGAGTCTGTTAAATGACGTTCAGAAATTCATTGAAGCCCATCCTGGGTGTACTTCCGGAGACATTGCGGATGCTTTTGCAGGTTACTCACGGCAGCGCGTTCTGCAGTCTGCAAGCAAGTTACGTCAGAGTGGGCGTGTGGCTCACCGTTGTGAAGGAGATACACGCAGACATTTCCCGCGCCTGACTGAGAGAGCGCAGGAGCCGGAACCACAACCAGTTCGTGAAACCAGACCTGTGCGCAATTTCTATGTCGGCACTAACGATCCCCGGGTGATTTTGTGCCTGACCCGCCAGGCTGAAGAACTGGAGTCAAGGGGCTTATACCGTCGTGCTGCAACCGTGTGGATGGCGGCATTCCGTGAAAGCCACTCCCAGCCAGAACGAAACAATTTTCTGGCGCGTCGTGAGCGGTGTTTACGGAAAAGCAGCAAGCGCGCTGTATCGGGTGAAGAGTGGTATCTGTCAGGGAATTACGTGGGGGCTTAATGAGTAATAAATATTGCCAGGCGCTGGTGGAACTGCGGAACAAACCAGCCCATGAACTGAAGGAAGTGGGCGATCAGTGGCGCACGCCGGACAACATTTTCTGGGGAATTAACACCCTGTTTGGTCCGTTTGTTCTGGATCTGTTCACTGACGGTGATAACGCCAAATGTGCCGCGTATTACACGGCGGAAGACAACGCGCTGGCGCATGACTGGTCAGAACGTCTTGCGGAGCTTAAAGGTGCTGCCTTTGGTAATCCCCCATACAGCCGCGCCAGTCAGCATGAGGGGCAATACATCACCGGCATGCGTTACATCATGAAACATGCCAGTGCCATGCGTGATAAGGGCGGGCGCTATGTTTTCCTGATCAAAGCTGCCACCAGCGAAGTTTGGTGGCCGGAAGATGCAGACCATATTGCTTTTATTCGCGGGCGTATTGGTTTTGAACTGCCTGCCTGGTTTATCCCGAAGGATGAGAAGCAGGTGCCGACAGGAGCGTTCTTCGCTGGTGCTATTGCTGTTTTCGACAAGACCTGGAAGGGACCGGCAATCAGCTACATCGGGCGCGATGAACTTGAGGCATGTGGTGAGGCGTTTCTGGCGCAGGTTCGCCAGCAGGCGGAAAAACTGGTCAGGGAGATGGCGGCATGACGACGTTAACTCAATGCCAGCAGCAGGTGCTGGATATGCTGATTTCTTATCAGAAAGAACGTGGCTTTCCGCCAACCAATCAGGAGGTGGCAACCATGCTGGGATACCGTTCGGTGAATGCAGCGGTGGAGCATCTTCGCGCACTGGAGAAAAAAGGCGTCATCACGATAAAGCGTGGCGTGGCCCGGGGTATCACGCTTCATACCACAGTGAAGGACGACGACAGCGAGGCAGCCGGGATTATCCGCGCACTGCTTGCCGGTGAGGAAAACGCCAGACTGCGTGCAGCCCACTGGTTACATGAGAGGGGCCTGAAAGTATGAAGCTGATCCTGCCTTTCCCGCCCAGCGTGAACACGTACTGGCGACACCCCAACAAAGGGGCGTTTGCAGGTAAGAGCCTGATAAGCGCGGCGGGGCGAAAATTTCAGAGCGCGGCGTGCGCAGCAATAGTTGAACAGTTACGTCGTCTGCCGAAACCAACGTCGGCACCTGCTTCAGTGGAGATCGTGTTGTTTCCTCCGGATAACAGGATCCGCGATCTGGACAACTATAACAAGGCGCTGTTTGACGTTCTGACCCACGCGGGTGTGTGGGAAGACGACAGTCAGGTGAAAAGAATGCTGGTGGAGTGGGGACCGGTTATCCCGGAAGGGAAGGTCGAGATCACTATCAGTAAGTACGAGAAAACGGCGGGTGCAGCCGCCTGAGCAAGAGGAGAAACGAAGTATGAATAATCTGATGGTCATTGATGGTATTGAAGTTCGTCGTGATGCTTATGGGCGTTACAGCCTGAACGATCTGCACAGGGCAGCCGGGGGAGAACAAAAAAACCGCCCGAAATACTGGCTCTCCAATAAGCAAACCTGTGAATTGATTGAACAACTTTTCACCGAGGGTGGAATTCCGCCTCTGGAACAAAATCAACCAGTTAGCGTCATTAATGGCGGAAATAACCAGGGGACGTATGTCTGCAAAGAACTGGTGTATGCCTATGCAATGTGGATCAGCCCGTCATTCCATCTGAAGGTGATCCGTACTTTCGATATGGTAACCAGCGCATCGGAAAAATTATCCGGGCAGGCTGCTGACAAGATGCAGGCTGGAGTGATTCTGCTGGACTTTATGCGCAGGGAGTTAAACCTGTCTAACTCTTCAGTGCTTGGTGCCTGTCAGAAACTCCAGGAGGCTGTTGGCTTACCGAATCTGGCACCGCGCTATGCCATTGATGCTCCTGCTGATGCACACGATGGCTCAAGTCGCCCGACACTGTCACTGAGTGCACTGCTGAAACAGTATGGTATCCGCCTGACGGCTAATCAGGCATATCACCAGATGGTGAAATTGGGGATCGTCGAGCAGCGCGAACGATACAGCCGTACCGCGATTAACAACATCAAAAAATTCTGGTCGCTGACAGCGAAAGGTTGCATGTTCGGCAAGAACATCACCAGTCCCGCAAATCCGCGCGAGACGCAGCCGCATTTCTTCGAATCCCGATTCCCTGAGCTGTTAAAGCTGCTCGATACCGTTCATTGAGGTGACCGTGAGAGCACTACTGACCCCTGAAATTGCCCCGCGTATGGGGATCGTATTGTTCAGGCCAGGTTCAGAGCTGATGCCCCTGTTTATGCAGGGGCGTGTCCTGCTGGAGCCTGAGCCGGAGCGTTATTCATCTTTCGCCAGTGGTGCCGTTCCGGCGGCATCACAACCGCTGGCGGATGATCCTGCCGTTCGGGCCGTGTTCCGCAATGAGGCAGTGATCCGTCGTGCTGGTGGCGTGGAATGTCTTGAAAGCTGGTTACTTCGTGAAAAAGGCTGCCAGTGGCCTCATTCCGACTGGCACAGCGAGAACATGACCACAATGCGGCACGCGCCGGGCGCAATCCGTCTGTGCTGGCACTGCGATAACCAGTTGCGCGATCAGTTCACGGAACGGCTGGAATCAATGGCAACGGATAACTGTGCCCGCTGGGTGTTATCTGTTGTGCGCCGTGATCTCGGTTTTGATGATAGTCACGTTGTGACAATGCCGGAACTGTGCTGGTGGCTGGTTCGTAATGACCTGGCGGATGCCTTACCGGAAAGTGCAGCCCGTAAGGCACTGAGATTACCGAAGCCTGTTGTGCCGTCTGTTACCCGGGAAAGTGACCTTGTGCCTTCGGTTCCTGCCACCAGCATCATCCAGGATAAAGCGAAAAAGGTGCTGGCGCTGAAAGTGGATCCGGAGTCGCCGGAGTCTTTTATGTTACGCCCAAAACGTCGCCGCTGGGTTAATGAAAAGTACACGCGCTGGGTTAAGACACAGCCGTGTGCATGTTGTGGAAAGCCTGCTGATGATCCCCACCACCTGATAGGTCACGGTCAGGGTGGAATGGGAACAAAAGCGCATGACCTCTTTGTGTTGCCTTTGTGCAGAAAGCATCACGACGAGCTGCATGCGGATACCGTGGCATTTGAAGAGATGTATGGCTCCCAGCTGGAGCTGATATTTCGTTTTATCGATCGTGCGCTGGCGATCGGCGTAATTGCGACAGCTTAAGTGTATGGAGCGCTGAGAAGTATGAATCAACAAGACTTGAATTTTGTCAGAATAGAACTACGTCGTGCGCTGTTTGACTTCTCTGGGGGGACAAAAGGGCAGCTTGAGGCTTTCACTGAACACCCACCAGCAGACAAAAATGCCACTCCACGCCGTGGAATTCATCTTGTCGAACTCGAAGGTGATAAGGGACCACGCTTTGTTAACTCGCTTTCCGCGCCATTGTACGTGCAAGAAACACGTAGCCGCCCCAGGCCAATGCCGCCGATAAAAGATGTAGAATTTGAGTCCGCGCCGTGGCGTAGGGCAGTGTCCGCGCTTAGTGGATACCAGCAGGCTTGGTTGCGGTACTGTTACGGTTTTGACCTTAACTATACGCACCAGGTGATGATGTGTGAATACGTCTGGAAGGCTTATCAGAAATGCTTGGGTGAAAACTCACTTCAGGAGCGCGTAGTAAAAAAACTAATAGGCCTAGTATGGCTTGCAGGACAGGAAATTGCTGCAACCCGAAACAATGAAACCTATAAAGACTACGCTGGTGCGGCGCTGGCCCGTATGGTTAGCGTTGACCGTTCGACATGGTTGCGCGTCTATTCAGGCCACTGGGCTGGGTTAAAGGCCGCTTTTACCCAGCTTGATGAGTCTGCGCTGGCCATGGCTCTTGAATACTATGAGGATGAAGAAGCTCTCAAAGTGGGAGAAATATGACGTAAATTTCACTATCTCCTTCAAACGCGCTTGCAAAATACAACAAAATAAGCCATATTGGAAGCATATTTGATATGTTGCCAAAGTTTTATAAACCCGCCGACGAGCGGGTTTTTTGATATGCGACATAACCTATAACATTTTTTATAAAATAAAATATAATTGCTTTACCATTATCCTGTGAGTTGAGCAAATGTATATATTTGAATTGACCAAACCTGGCAACTGGCTTGAAAGTGAAGACAAAGAGTGGTCTTGGAAAATAGAACGGCTTTTGGACCATCTTGAATTTGCATTTTATGAGGCTAATGTTGCATTAAATTTATTTATGCAGCAGCAAAACAATCAAATAGAACAACAAGGGGTTTCGCAATTGCAATGGGAAAAAGAAATGCAAGAACGAAGAACCATCGAAACACTAGTTCGTGAGGAGTTAGGTTTATCCCCTTTTGAGAATCCTGAAAACATACAATTTGAGGTGGACGCGAGGTTTAAACGAGAAAAGTGGAGTTCTGGTGAAATTCCACGTAGCCACAAACATTGTGTGATTTTTATTTATGCAAAATCTTTTCTTTATTCTCTTGATACTATTGATAAATTTATAAAGGTTATTTCGAATGAACCTTATGCTCCTGAGTCGATAAAAGCCCTACACGATCAGATAGGTAAAGATTTTCCTGATCTCAGAGGGGTTAGGAATTCAACTCAACACCTCGAAGATAGGGCTCGAGGGCTTGGCGCAGGGAGAGAACCGAAGCCTTTGAATCTCCAGCCTATAAGTAATACCTTCATAAATGCACCGCAAGGTGCTTTGATATTAAATAATCTGAATGGCACCAAATTCGGGTCAACTATATCTGATGGTCACTATGGTGAAGTGGACATTTCACCTGAATCGTTATCAAAAATGCAAAGTATTGTTCAGGGCGTTCTTGACTCGTTTAAGTGGGTTGGTAATCAGCAACACTTACCAAGTTAACTAAACTTAATTATTCATATTAAGGCTGCCATATGGCGGCCTTTTTATTCCCTTCACTTTTGAGAGGATTCACAGCAATTAAGAGGGGGCTAAATGTCCGATCCGATTTCCGGCACAGGGTTAGCTGCTGGAGTCCTGACAGGCGCTAGTGTTTATGGACTGCTGACCGGAACTGATTACGGTGTTGTATTTGGCGCATTTGCAGGGGCTGTATTCTACATCGCAACAGCAGCAGATCTGAGTTTATCGCGTCGACTGGCATATTTTATCGTGTCGTATATTGCCGGAATCCTTTGCTCTGGGTTGGTTGGCTCCAAGCTGGCAAACTTGACCGGATACAGTGATAAACCTCTGGATGCTATTGGTGCCGTAATCGTCTCTGCTTTAGCCGTTAAAATCCTGACGTTTCTGAATAACCAGGATATCGGTTCGCTGGTGGCGCTTATAACGCGCCGGGGAGGTTCAGGTGGAGCTAAATGACCCGACAGCAACTATAAATGCGCTGTTATGTGCTTGTGTTGTTATTACTCTGATGTTTTATCGTCGTGGTGATTCGCGGCATCGTCCTTGGGTTTCACGTTTAGCCTGGCTGATTACTGTTACATACAGTGCTGTTCCGTTGGCCTATCTCTGTGGGATTTATCCCCATTCCTCATGGCCCATTATCGTGGCGAATACTATTTTTCTTTCCGTGCTGGTGGCCGTCAGAGGCAACGTTGCACGTCTGGTTGATCATCTGAGGCACTAATGAACCAACAATTATTTCAAAAGGCGGCTGGTATTAGCGCCGGGCTGGCTGCGCGCTGGTTTCCGCACATTGATGCGGCGATGAAGGAATTCGGCATTACAGCACCAGCGGATCAGGCAATGTTTATCGCTCAGGTAGGCCATGAGTCGATGGGGTTTAGCGCCGTAGTTGAAAATTTTAACTACACACCATCTGCGCTGGTGGCGTCGTTCGGAAAGAGGATTACACAGCAGCAGGCTGATGCCCTTGGCAGAACATCCGGACATGCAGCTCGTCAGGATGCTATTGCCAATCTTGTGTATAGCAACCGACTGGGTAACAAAGCACCAGGTGATGGCTGGAAATATCGTGGTAGAGGATTAATTCAAATCACTGGCCTCCATAATTATCGCATCTGTGGCGCGGCGCTGAAGTTAGATCTGGTGACTTCACCTGAACAACTGGAACAGGAGCTACAGGCCGCGCGCTCAGCTGCATGGTTCTACACCTCTAAAGGTTGCATGGTCTACGGTACCGATATTAATCGTGTTACGCGCATCATTAACGGCGGTCTGAACGGTATTGAGGATCGTAAGGTTCGATACAACAAGGCGCGGGCGGCGCTGCTGGTATGAAGATGAGTTATTGGGCGCTCATTTTAACGTTTATTGCTTGTATTGCTGGTGGTCTTGTTTGGTCAGCGAATCACTATCATGGAAAGTTTCTGGAGGAGCAGAAGCGTGCTGACGCTGCGGAACAGCGAGCTGATTCTACTGAGGCTATCACCGCGAATGTTCTGCGTACTATGGCAATAACGAACATCATTCAGGAGGCGAATCAATATGCAAAACAGCAGATCGCACTGGAGTCACAGAGAACCCAGGAAGATATCAAAGTGGCTGTTGCGGATGATGATTGTGCTTCACATCCTGTGCCTGCTGCCGCTGCTGACCGGTTGCGGAAGTACGCGAACAGTTTACGTGAGCATTCCGAAGACTCCACTACCAGTCAGCTTGACTTCTGATACACCTGTACCGTGTATACCCAACCCACTGACGTATGGTGCAAGTCTTGATTTGAATGTAAGTTTGTTATCCGCGTTGGCTCAATGTAATAGGGATAAGTCTGATATCAGAATCATTGATAATCAAAATTGATGTATATTTTTATCGTCATGTAGATAACGAACAAGGTATTCCTCTGATACGTTTCGTTGAATACAGGTCATGGGTAGGCATTGCAATATCGCTTCGAAATTATCTGTGATAATGCTCTTAATTTTGAATGTATGTATTTGGGAAAAGAGATAAAGTAATAGTCTAATTAATGGAGATATCCACAAAACACAAAAGGGACTATTATGCGACCAGATCAATTTTTCTATCCAGATACTTTTACCTTTAATTCATCCACCTATTATGGTCAACGTGACTCATCTAAAGGTCGATTGTATATTCCTATTGAAAGTGACTTATGTCCATTTAATATCGGCGATATCATTGTGCAAAAAATGGTCGACAGGGAAAGACTATTTGAAGTGCTTGATTACGAGGTGCAAATTAGTCTCGAGGCTGGTTGCCCTGGCTACTCACATTTGGCGGTATTGATAGTGAAGGCATTGGATGTAAAAGAGAAGCCGAAGCAGATTACGACCCATTTGACGTTTAACGGTGCTATTAATGCTGGTGGTGATTTTCAAGCCGGTAATGACAATTCGATCACAAAGAATATAACCATTCAACAACTACATGATGCTATAGAGCATTGCAATGATCCAGAGGTTAAAAGCCTTTGGCAAAAGCTATTGGAAAATCCGACGTTTGCTTCAATTGCTTCAATATTGGCAAAAAGTGCTTTAGGACAGTAATTCATCAAGCCCCATTCAATATGGGGTTTTTATGCTTATTACAAAGAGTTTTCTTCAATGCCACCACGAACTCCAAAAGCCTGCCGTGTTCGCGGGTGCCGCCGTACCACCACTGACCCGTCAGGTTATTGCGAAAGCCACAAAAGCGAAGGCTGGAAGCAATACAAGCCAGGACAATCCCGTCATCAGCGCGGCTACGGTTCGAAGTGGGACGTTATCCGCGCGCGTGTGCTGAAACGTGACAAAGGTTTATGTCAGTTATGTCTGCGCGCTGGTGTGGTGCGTGAGGCGAAAACTGTTGACCACATCATCCCTAAAGCGCATGGCGGCACTGATGCCGACTGTAATCTGCAGAGTCTGTGCTGGCCGTGTCATAAGGCGAAGACGGCCCGTGAACGGCTTAAGTGATAATAATTCTCAACTGTCTGAGGGGAGGGGCGGGTCAAATCTCTGCGGCCTGACGTCTTCCGGACTGCCCGCCCCATCGTTTTTTTATACCCGCGAAAAATGAAATTTAACCAGGAGTGCCGCATATGGCTGGAACGGCGGGGCGTTCCGGGCGTCGCCCCAAGCCAACGGCGCGCAAGGCGCTGGCCGGAAACCCCGGCAAGCGAGCCCTGAATAAAGATGAACCTGTTTTTACGCCCATCAAAGGTGTTGAGCCACCGGAGTGGTTCGCTGAAGAAGATCTCCCTCTCGCTACGATCATGTGGCAACTGACAACTAAAGAACTCTGCGGTCAGGGCCTGCTGTGCGTGACTGACCTTGCGGTGCTTGAGCGGTGGTGCGTGGCCTACGAGTTCTGGCGACGTGCCGTGAAAAATATTGCCAGACAGGGCAACACCATCACCGGTGCAATGGGCGGTATGGTCAAAAATCCGGAGCTGACTGCCAAAAAAGAACAGGAGTCCGAGATGAGCAGTACGGGGGCAATGCTCGGACTCGACCCCAGCAGCCGCCAGCGTCTGATTGGCCTGGCGGGGAAGAAGAAAGCCACTAACCCGTTTCTGAAAATCATCGAATCATGAGCCGGAAATCTTACCCCAACGTAAATGCTGCAAATCAGTATGCCCGGGATGTCGTCCGCGGAAAGATTGTTGCCTGCCAGTTTGTGATTCAGGCCTGCCAGCGCCATCTTGATGACCTGATGGCGGAAAAAAGTAAGTCGTTTCGTTACCGCTTCGACAAGGACCTGGCTGAACGGGCCGCGAAATTTATTCAGCTGTTGCCGCACACCAAGGGGGAGTGGGCATTCAAACGGATGCCCATCACGCTGGAGCCGTGGCAGCTATTTGTGATCTGCTGTGCGTTTGGCTGGGTCAATAAAGGCACCCGGTTGCGCCGCTTCCGGGAGGTGTACACCGAAATCCCCCGTAAGAACGGCAAATCAGCAATCTCTGCCGGTGTTGCCCTGTATTGTTTTGCCTGTGATAACGAGTTTGGCGCGGAAGTGTATTCCGGTGCCACGACAGAGAAACAGGCGTGGGAAGTCTTTCGCCCGGCGCGACTGATGTGTAAACGCACACCCATGCTGACGGAAGCGTTCGGGATTGAGGTTAACGCCTCAAACATGAACCGTCCGGAGGATGGCGCGCGGTTTGAACCGCTGATCGGCAACCCAGGTGATGGTTCATCACCCCACTGTGCCGTGGTTGATGAATATCACGAGCATGCCACCGATGCGCTTTATACCACAATGCTTACCGGGATGGGGGCGCGACGTCAGCCACTGATGTGGGCCATCACCACCGCCGGGTACAACATTGAGGGGCCGTGCTACGACAAGCGGCGGGAAGTCATCGAGATGCTCAACGGCTCGGTGCCTAACGATGAACTGTTCGGGATCATCTATACCGTTGATGAAGGTGACGACTGGACCGACCCGCAGGTGCTGGAAAAAGCCAATCCAAATATTGGCGTGTCGGTTTATCGCGAATTTTTGTTAAGTCAGCAGCAGCGTGCGAAAAATAACGCCCGTCTGGCAAACGTCTTTAAAACAAAACACCTCAATATCTGGGTGTCGGCGCGTTCGGCGTATTTCAACCTGGTGAGCTGGCAGAGCTGCGAGGATAAATCACTGACTCTTGAGCAGTTCGAGGGGCAGCCGTGCATTCTGGCCTTTGACCTGGCGCGTAAGCTGGATATGAACAGCATGGCGCGACTTTATACCCGCGAGATTGACGGTAAAACGCATTACTACAGTGTGGCCCCGCGTTTCTGGGTACCGTATGACACGGTGTACAGCGTCGAGAAAAATGAAGATCGCCGGACAGCCGAACGCTTTCAGAAATGGGTGGAAATGGGCGTTCTGACCGTTACCGATGGTGCAGAGGTGGATTATCGCTACATCCTCGAAGAGGCCAAAGCGGCGAACAAAATCAGCCCGGTCAGTGAGTCACCCATCGACCCTTTCGGAGCGACCGGGCTGTCACATGACCTTGCTGATGAAGACCTGAATCCCGTTACTATCGTCCAGAACTTCGCCAATATGTCCGACCCGATGAAAGAGCTGGAGGCAGCGATTGAATCGGGACGCTTTCATCATGACGGCAATCCCATCATGACCTGGTGTATCGGCAATGTGGTCGGCAAAAACATGCCAGGTAACGATGATTTAGTGAAGCCCGTCAAAGAGCAGGCGGAAAACAAAATCGATGGTGCAGTTGCGCTGATTATGGCGGTTGGCAGAGCCATGCTGTACGAGAAAGAAGACACGCTGTCTGACCACATTGAGTCCTATGGGATCCGCTCGCTTTAACTGAGGTAATTATGATCATGCTGATTCTCGCGCCTCTGGTGGGCGTGCTGGGGGCGCTTTTGCTGGCGTATGGTGCCTGGCTGATTTATCCCCCGGCGGGGTTTGTTGTTGCCGGGGCGTTGTGTCTGTTCTGGTCGTGGCTGGTGGCGCGATATCTCGACCGTACACAGTCGTCTGTCGGCGGAGGTAAATAGTGTTCTTTTCGGGATTATTTCAACGAAAAAGTGACGCACCGGTGACCACGCCAGCAGAGCTGGCGGATGTTATCGGGTTGTCCTACGACACCTATACCGGAAAGCAGATCAGCAGCCAGCGGGCCATGCGACTGACGGCGGTTTTTTCCTGTGTCAGGGTGCTGGCGGAGTCGGTCGGGATGTTGCCCTGCAACCTGTATCACCTGAACGGCAGTCTGAAGCAGAGAGCCGCTGGCGAACGTCTGCATAAGCTGATCTCCACGCATCCCAATGGCTATATGACGCCGCAGGAGTTCTGGGAGCTGGTGGTCACCTGTCTGTGCCTGCGGGGAAACTTTTACGCCTACAAAGTGAAAGCATTTGGCGAAGTGGCTGAACTGCTGCCCGTCGATCCCGGCTGTGTGGTACCGAAGCTTAACAGTAGCTGGGAGCCGGTCTATCAGGTCACATTCCCGGATGGCTCCACGGATGTACTGAGCCAGGAGGATATCTGGCATGTGCGCACGCTGACGCTGGACGGACTGGTGGGGCTGAATCCCATCGCCTATGCCCGCGAGGCAATATCGCTGGCGGCAGCGACCGAAGAGCACGGGGCCAGACTGTTTAGCAATGGCGCGGTGACGTCGGGTGTGTTGCGTACAGAGCAGACGCTGTCAGATCAGGCTTATGAGCGCCTGAAGAAAGATTTTGAGGAGCGTCACACCGGGCTTGGCAATGCTCACCGCCCGATGATCCTTGAGATGGGGCTGGACTGGAAGTCGATGGCGCTGAACGCCGAGGACAGCCAGTTCCTGGAAACCCGCAAGTTTCAGCTTGAAGAAATCTGTCGTCTGTTCCGGGTGCCGTTGCACATGGTGCAGAACACCGATCGCGCCACCTTCAACAATATCGAAGAGCTGGGGCTGGGATTTATCAACTATTCACTGGTGCCGTATCTGACCCGCATCGAACAGCGGATCAACACCGGACTGGTACGAAAAAGTAAGCAGGGCGTTTATTACGCCAAATTTAACGCCGGGGCGTTACTGCGCGGGGATATGAAGTCCCGTTTTGAAGCCTACGCCACCGGGATCAACTGGGGAATTTACTCTCCCAATGACTGCCGCGACCTGGAAGATATGAATCCACGACCCGGTGGTGATGTCTATCTCACACCGATGAACATGACCACGAAACCCTCCGATGGCAGTAAAGCCGGTAAGCAGAAGGATAACGCCAATGCAGACGAAACAACGTCTTGATGTACCGCTGAGTCTGAAATCTGTCAGTGACTCCGGTGAGTTTGAAGGGTATGGCTCCGTCTTTGGTGTAAAGGACAGCCACGATGATGTGGTGATGTCCGGGGCATTTGCTGCTTCCCTGCGGGCGTGGAGTGACAGAAAAGCGTTACCTGCGCTGCTCTGGCAGCACCGCATGGATGAACCCATCGGTGTTTACACCGAAATGAAGGAAGACGATGTCGGGCTTTACGTCAGGGGACGGTTGCTTATTGATGATGATCCCCTCGCAAAACGCGCACATGCACACATGAAGGCCGGTTCGTTAACCGGCCTTTCTATTGGGTACGTCCTGAAAGACTGGGAATACGACCGGAGCAAAGAAGCCTTTCTGCTGAAAGAAATCGACCTCTGGGAAGTCAGCCTGGTGACGTTCCCGTCTAACGACGAGGCGCGGATCAGCGACGTCAAGAACGCACTGGCCCGCGGGGAAATCCCCGAACAGAAAAAAATCGAAAGAGTCCTGCGTGATGTCGGACTCTCCCGTACCCAGGCCAAAGCATTCATGGCCGGGGGCTATGGCGCACTGTCCCTGCGCGACGCTGAGGATGTGGGCTCTGCACTGAATGCACTGAAAAATCTGAACTTCTAATCAGGAGAAATACGATGGCGGTTGATATTAAAGATGTCGAACAGGTCGCGCAGGAGCTGCAGCAGAAGTTTGACGACTTCAAAGCAAAGAACGACAAGCGCGTGGATGCGATTGAGCAGGAAAAAGGCAAGCTTGCCGGGCAGGTGGAAACCCTGAACGGGAAACTCAGCGAGCTGGAAAATCTCAAAAGCGACCTTGAAAAAGAGCTGCTTGAGCTGAAACGTCCGGCAGGTGGAGCGCAAAATAAACTGGCCACCGAGCATAAAGAGGCGTTTGTGGGCTTCCTGCGTAAAGGCCGTGAAGACGGTCTGCGCGATCTGGAGCGTAAGGCATTGCAGGTGGGTACCGATGAAGACGGTGGCTACGCCGTGCCGGAAGAACTGGATCGCAACATTCTTAACCTGCTGAAAGATGAAGTGGTGATGCGTCAGGAAGCCACGGTGATCACCGTTGGCGGTTCCGACTACAAAAAACTGGTGAATCTGGGCGGTACGGCTTCCGGATGGGTGGGGGAAACGGATACGCGATCCCAGACTGCCACCTCCAGACTGGAGCTGATTGAACCTCTCATGGGGGAAATCTACGGCAACCCGCAGGCTACCCAGAAAATGCTGGACGATGCCTTCTTCAACGTGGAGGCCTGGATCAACAGCGAGCTGGCAACCGAATTTGCCGAACAGGAAGAAATTGCCTTTACCTCAGGCAATGGCACCAAGAAGCCGAAAGGGTTCCTGGCGTATGAATCCACTGATGAAACCGACAAGGTCCGGGCGTTCGGCAAACTTCAGCATATTGTATCCGGCGAAGCGACCGCGGTGACCGCAGACGCCATTATCAAACTGATTTACACGCTGCGTAAGGCACACCGCACTGGCGCGAAGTTCATGATGAACAACAACAGCCTGTTTGCCATACGTCTGCTGAAAGACACCGAGGGTAACTATCTGTGGCGTCCGGGGCTGGAACTGGGGCAGCCGTCCTCTCTGGCGGGTTACGGTATCGCTGAAAACGAACAGATGCCGGATATCGCCGCTGATGCGAAAGCCATTGCATTTGGTAACTTCAAACGGGGTTACACCATCGTTGACCGTATCGGCACCCGCATTCTGCGTGACCCGTACACCAATAAACCGTTTGTCGGTTTTTATACCACCAAGCGCACCGGCGGGATGCTGGTCGATTCGCAGGCCATCAAACTGCTGAAGATTGCAGCGGCGTAATCACTCAGGGGCGCGGAACCGCGCCCCCTGTTCTGACGGGTGAAGAATCATGATCCTGAAACAAGATCTGAAATGGTCACCGGACGGTATGCGTGTTGAGGTCATTCGGGCCGGTGAGTATGACGACGGGGCGCTTCCTGCCCGGGTGCAGGAGATTGCACTTCAGGCCGGGTTAGCAGAGCGCGGAATCAGTGCAAAAAGCAGTAAAGCGGCAAAAGAGAAAAAAGCCACGACCAGTAAAGAGGGCTGAGTATGCTTCTGACAATGGAAGAGATTAAAGCCCAACTCCGGCTGGATGAGGATTTCGATGCTGATGACCGCCATCTGCAACTGCTGGCCTGTGCGGCACAAAAGCGGACGGAAACGTATCTGAACCGGAAGCTCTATGCACCGGATGAAACCATTCCGGACAGCGATCCGGACGGGCTGCACCTGCCGGATGATATTCGTCTGGGGATGCTGATGCTTATCAGCCATTTTTACGAAAACCGCTCGTCGGTTACGGAAGTGGAGAAACTCGACATGCCGCAGAGTTTTGGCTGGCTTGTCGGCCCGTACAGGTACTTTCCGCAATGAAAATTCGTCAGGCGCAGACCAGCGCAACCTACATTCTGCCGGACCCCGGTGAACTGAATAAACGCGTCCTGATCCGCCAGCGGGTGGATATGCCCGCGGATAACTTTGGCGTGGAGCCTCAATACCCGGTTACGTTCCGGACATGGGCGAAGGTTATCCAGACCAGTGCCACCACCTGGCAGGAAACCGCGCAGACCGGGGACGCCATCACCCATTACATCACCATTCGTTACCGCCGGGGGATCACTGCTGATTATGAGGTGGTCTGTGATGACAGTGTGTACCGGGTGAAACGTCAGCGTGATCTGAACGGGGCGCGGCGCTTTCTGCTGCTGGAGTGTACGGAGCTGGGCGAATGTAGGCAGAGTCACGGAGGCAGCAATGGCGACTCCCTTTTTTCACGTTGATGTTCAGCAGCCCGCCGAGATGCGCTTTAACCGCGCCCGTGTCCGGAGGGCGTTTGTCACGATTGGGCAGCGTCATATGCGTGATGCCCGTCGGCTGGTGATGCGCCGTGCGCGGTCGGCACCGGGTGAAAACCCCGGTTATCAGACCGGACGCCTGGCTCGTTCGATTGGTTATATGGTGCCGAGAGCCAGTAAAAAGCGAGCCGGTTTTATGACACGCATTGCACCTAACCAGCGCAACGGGAAGGGGAACCGGATGATCTCTGGTGACTTCTATCCGGCGTTTCTGTTTTTTGGTGTCCGGGGAGGAGCAAAACGTCGTCGTAGTCATCATCGTGGTGCATCCGGTGGCAGCGGCTGGCGACTGGCTCCACGTAATAACTTCATGGTGGAAACTCTTGAAAAGAACCGCAGCTGGACACGCTATTTTCTGGCGCGGGAATTGCGTAAATCACTGAAGCCGGAGAGACGACACAGATGAAACTGACGCCTGTTATTGCTGCGCTGCGTGCCCGCTGCCCGTATTTTGAAAACCGGGTGGCAGGCGCGGCACAGTTCAAAAATCTGCCGGAGGTCGGAAAGCTGAGACTCCCGGCGGCGTATGTGGTACCGGGTGATGACTCTCCGGGAGAAAACAAAAGCCAGACCGACTACTGGCAGGAGCTGAAAGAGGGCTTCTCCGTGGTTGTCATACTGAGTAACGGGCGTGATGAGCGCGGTCAGTTTGCCTCGTATGATGTGGTGGACGATGTCCGGCAGATGCTCTTTAAGGCTCTGCTGGGCTGGAACCCGGAAGCGTGCGGTAACCCGATTACCTATGACGGCGGCACGCTGCTGGATCTGAATCGTCATGAGCTGATTTATCAGTTCGATTTTTCGGTCATCAGCGAGCTGACCGAAGACGATACCCGCCAGCAGGATGACCTGAACAGTCTGGATGAACTGCAAACGCTGGCGATTGATGTTGATTATCTCGAGCCCGGTAACGGGCCTGACGGCGATATCGAACATCACACCGAAATAACCCTTCCTTCCTGAGAATCTTCATGTTTGTGAAACCTGTTAAAGGGCGGTCAGTGCCTGACCCTGCCCGCGGTGACCTTTTGCCCGTCGAAGGGCGAAATGTTGACGAGAACAACTACTGGCTGCGCCGTGAAGCAGCGGGTGATATCCGGCGCGTGAATAAAAAGGTGAACACCGATGACGATAAGCTTTAACACCATTCCGTCGAATACGCTGGTTCCGTTGTTTTATGCGGAAATGGATAACCAGGCGGCGAATACTGCACAGGACAGCGGAGCATCGTTGCTGATTGGTCACGCCAATAACGGTGCAGAGATTGTTGCCAACAGTCTGGTGCTGATGCCGTCGGCAGACTATGCACGCCAGATTTGTGGTGCGGGAAGTCAGCTGGCGCGTATGGTCGAGGCTTATCGCCAGACCGACCCGTTTGGCGAGCTGTATGTGATTGCCGTTCCGGAAGCCGCAGGCGCGGCGGCAACGGTTACTCTGACGGTGACCGGGGCGGCAACCGAAACCGGCACGGTGAATGTGTATGTGGGACATACCCGCGTGCAGGCACCGGTGACCAACGGCGATAACGTCGCGACCATTGCCAGCAGTATCCAGGATGCTATCAATGCCGTTCCGGCCCTGCCGTTTACGGCCTCATTTTCGGCTGGCGTGGTCACACTGACCGCGCGTCATAAGGGACTTTGCGGGAATGAAATTCCTGTCAGCCTCAATTACTACGGCTTTGGTGGGGGCGAAGTGCTGCCAGCGGGTGTACAGATTGCTGTGGCGACGGGTACCGCCGGAACGGGCGCTCCTGTTCTCACCGGTGCGGTGGCTGCAATGGCGGATGAGCCGTTTGATTATATCGGTCTGCCGTTCAACGACACGGCCTCCGTTAACACGCTGGTGACCGAGATGAACGATACCAGCGGTCGCTGGAGCTATGCGCGTCAGCTGTATGGTCATGTGTATACGTCAAAGACCGGTACGCTGTCAGAACTGGTGACCGCAGGTGACCAGTTTAACCAGCAGCACATTACCCTGGCGGGGTACGAAAAAGAAACCCAGACGCCTGCCGACGAGCTGGCGGCAAGCCGTACCGCCCGCGCAGCGGTGTTTATCCGCAACGATCCGGCACGTCCCACGCAGACCGGTGAGCTGGTGGGTATGCTGCCTGCGCCGAAGGGGAAACGGTTCACGATGACCGAGCAGCAGACCCTGTTGTCTCATGGCGTGGCAACGGCGTATGTCGAAAGCGGGGTGCTGCGCATTCAGCGTGATGTCACCACGTACAGGAAAAATTCTTACGGGGTTGCGGATAACAGCTACCTCGACAGCGAGACGCTGCATACCAGTGCGTATGTACTGCGCAAACTGAAATCCGTCATTACCAGTAAGTACGGGCGTCACAAGCTTGCCAGCGACGGTACCCGCTTTGGTCCCGGTCAGGCGATTGTCACCCCGGCGGTAATCAAAGGGGAACTGCTGGCAACCTACCGTCAGCTTGAGCGTGCGGGGATCGTGGAAAACTACGAACTGTTTAAGCAGTACCTGGTTGTGGAGCGTGATGCCAGCGATCCGAACCGCCTGAACACGCTGTTCCCGCCTGACTATGTTAACCAGTTGCGTGTTTTTGCCGTGGTTAACCAGTTCCGTCTTCAGTATTCAGAGGAGTCTGCATAATGGCCCGTATCGGGGGAACCTGTTATTTCAAAATTGACGGTCAGCAGCTATCGCTGACCGGCGGCATTGAGGTGCCCATGAACAGGACGGTCAATGATGACATCATCGGCCTGGACGGTTCAGTGGACCGCAAGGAAACTCACCGTGCGCCTTATGTCAAAGGGACCTTCAAGGTGCCGAAGAATTTTCCGGTGAGCAAAATCACCTCGTCTGATGAGATGACCATCACTGCTGAGCTGGCGAACGGTCAGGTCTATGTATTGTCGTCAGCCTGGCTGCACGGCGAAGCGAACCATAATGCCGAAGAAGGCACGGTTGATCTTGAGTTCCACGGTGAAGAAGGGGATTACCAGTAATGAAAGAGCTTGAGTTAAAGAAACCGATTACCGCTCATGGCGAGACACTCTCCGTACTGGAGTTTGATGAGCCCACCGGGAAAGATGTCCGCGAGCTGGGGTATCCCTACCAGATGAATCAGGATGAGTCCGTCAGACTTCTGGCGCATGTTGTATCGAAATACATTGTGCGGCTGGCGAAAGTGCCGCAAAGCTCTGTCGACCAGATGTCTCCGGCAGACCTGAATGCAGCGGCGTGGCTTGTGGCTGGTTTTTTCCTCCAGGCCTGACGGCTGAATACCTCACTGATCGCTTCTTTGACTGCGCCAGCTACTGGCGCATTAATCCCTTCGAATTGCTGAATATGCCGATCAGTGAAATTCCCTTGCTGGTCAGTCAGGCAAACAGGATAGAGCAGGAGAAACGCGCACATGGCGGAATTTGAGCTTAAGGCGTTGATCACCGGTGTCGACAGGCTTTCTCCCGCGCTGTCGAAAATGCAAAAGAAAATCCGGGGATTTAAACGCCAGGCGGAAGAAGCGTCACAGGGTGGGCTGGCGCTTGGAGGCGGACTGGCAGCGGGTCTGACGCTTTCCCTGAAATCTTATGCCGATCAGGAAAACGCCGCCACCGGGCTGAAAGTCGCCATGATGGATGCGAACGGCGAGGTTGGAAAGAGCTTTCAGGACATCAATAAACTGGCTATTGGCCTGGGTAATCAGCTACCCGGTACAACGGCTGATTTCCAGAACATGATGCAGATGCTGGTGCGTCAGGGGATCCCGGCAGAAAACATTCTTGGCGGTGTGGGTAAAGCGACAGCTTATCTTGCGGTACAACTGAAAAAAACACCGGAAGCGGCTGCCGAGTTTGCCGCAAAGATGCAGGATGCTACCGGAACGGCGTCAAAAGACATGATGGGGCTGTTCGACACTATCCAGAAGGCGTTTTATCTGGGCGTTGACGATACCAACATGTTGTCCTTCTTCACTAAAACCAGCTCTGTTCTGAAGATGGTGAACAAGGACGGTCTTCAGGCTGCACAGAGCCTTGCCCCCATCAGCGTCATGATGGATCAGATGGGGATGAACGGGGAGTCGGCAGGTAACGCCCTGCGAAAAGTTATCCAGTCCGGATTAAGCGTTAAGAAAATCAGGGACGTCAATAAAATCATGGCCCGCCAGAAACTCGGGGTACAGCTCGATTTTACTGACGGCAAAGGGAGTTTTGGCGGTCTTGATAACATGTTCAGGCAACTGGCAAAGCTGCGAAAACTGACCGACGTTAAGCGAACAGGCGTACTTAAGGCAATATTTGGTGATGATGCCGAAACCCTTCAGGTGGTCAATGCACTAATCGATAAAGGAAAGGATGGCTACGATCAGATCCAGCAGAAGATGAATAAACAGGCCAGCCTGAATAAACGTGTTCAGGCTCAGCTTGGTACGCTGTCCAACCTGTGGGAGGCAATGACGGGGACCGCAACTAACGGTCTTGCAGCTATTGGCGGCGCATTTTCTGGTGACGCCAAAAATATCACGCAGTGGCTGGGGGAGTTGGGGGAGAAATTCACGAAGTTTGCGGATGAAAATCCCCGGGTTATTCGCGGCGTCGTCGGGCTTGCTGCCGGTCTTGCGATTCTGAAACTGGGATTGATGGGCGTTGGCGGTGCCATCAGTATTGTCAGCAGGATCATGTCGATGACGCCGATTGGCATGATTGCGACGGCGATAGCCCTGGCTGCGGGATTAATTATCACTAACTGGGATGTTGTCGGACCTTATTTTAAGAAACTCTGGGAAACCATTGGTCCTTATTTTGAGGCTGGCTGGGAACTCCTTAAGAAAGTTTTTGCCTGGTCGCCGCTGGGGATGGTGATCAATAACTGGGGACCGGTTGTTAAGTGGTTTCAGGATATGTGGGACAAGCTGAAGCCAATTATTGAGTGGTTTACCGACAGTTCCGGTGACACGGTCGATGCCATTAACTCTGCGCAGTGGGGCGCGGGTGCTTATGATGCTTATGGGACGGGAATACCGGCGCGGGGATACACACCTTATCCGGCGGTGGATCCGGCTCAGTCAAACAACGCCTCCGATGCCACAGGCCCGAATCCCTTCATGATTAACAAAGCTTCTGCGCCAAAAGTTGATGGCGAGATCAAGGTTTCATTTATGAATATGCCACCAGGTATGCGGGTTACGGAAACACGTTCCAGTGGCATTGATATTAATCACGATGTTGGGTACACCAGATTTAGGTAAAGACGAACAGGGAGGGCCGCCCTCCCTGAACTTACTGTGCGAACACGCAATTTCGGCCTGATGGGGAGCCGACAATTCTGGACATTTTTCCGCAAATAACAGTTACTTGTTCTCCTTTTTTAAGAGCAGCAGCTGTTGATTTTTCAGAGTCTTGCATCTCCATTCTTGCTGGCATGAATTCATTTTCAGTTCTGAATTTAATAATTATAGAGTCAGTAAAGTCCTTATCAATGGATTGTACGATACCTCTAACGGCGATTAATTTACCTTTTAACTGTTCATCGGTAGCGACTTCATTTTCTTCATACTCTTTAAACAGCTGTCGAGCAGTAGTGTTGTAGATTTCTTTTTGCGGTGCCGCAGCTTCCGTATCGGATGAGTATGAAGAATTAGAGCCTTTATCGTTACCAGTAAATATTACTACTGATAATAAATATGGGACTTATATGACGTGGAAAGACAGACTTCAGGACGCGTCATTTCGCGGCGTGCCGTTTAAGGTTGAAGAAGAAAGTGCGGGAACCGGTCGCCGTGTGGAAACACATGAATACCCGAACCGCGACAAACCCTATACCGAAGACCTGGGGAAAATCACTTTTCGCCCGTCCATCACGGCTTATGTGGTGGGAGATGACTGCTTTGACCAGCGCGATCGCCTGATTGACGCGCTGAATAAACCCGGTCCCGGCACGCTTGTCCATCCGACATACGGTGAGCTGAAAGTCTGTGTTGACGGAGAAGTTCGGGTCAGCACATCGAAGAGTGAAGGGCGTATTGTCCGCTTTGACCTGAAGTTTGTCGAAGCGGGAGAACTCTCTTACCCCACTTCAGGTGCGGCGACGGCGCAGACGCTGATGTCATCCTGTTCTGCACTGGATGACTGCATCAGTGACAGCTTCAGAGGTTTCAGTATCGATGGCGTGGCGGATTTCGTGCAGAACGACGTCGTCGGTAATGTCAGCACAATGCTTGGGTATGTTTCTGATGCGATGAAAGTGGTGGATTCTGCCGTATCGGATGCTGCCAGGCTGTTGCAGGGGGATATCTCGGTACTTCTGCCGCCGCCATCGTCAGGCAAAAATTTCGTTGAGCAGGTGCAGAAAATGTGGCGTACCGGGAAACGCCTTTATGGTAACGCCAGCGACCTGGTCACCATGATCAAAACGCTTTCCGGTGTCAGCCTCGGCAGCGATCTGCAACCGCGCGGCGTCTGGAAAACGGACAGTAAAACCACCGCCACGGCTACGCAGCAGCGTAACGTGGTTGCCAGCACCCTTCGTACGACCGCAATCAGCGAAGCGGCGTATGCCGTCACCCGATTGCCTGCGCCAACAACTTCCGCGGTGATGCAGAATGCCGCAGTGGGGCAGGCAACAACACCTGCGCAGAGCACTGGCTGGCCTTCCGTCACGCATCCGGCACTGAACAATGCACCGACGGTGAAAAACACAGTTGACCTGCCGACGTGGGAAGAACTGACTGACATTCGCGACACACTGAATACGGCAATTGATAAGGAGTTGTCCCGTACAACCAGTGATGCGCTGTTTCTGGCGCTGCGCCGGGTGAAAGCAGATCTGAATGCGGATATCAACACGCGCCTTGAACAGTCTGCACGGATCATTCAGCGCACGCCGGATGAGGTTTTACCCGCGCTGGTGCTGGCGGCGACCTGGTTTGATAACGCGGCGCGTGACGCGGACATTATCCGGCGTAATGCCATTACGCATCCCGGATTTGTGCCGGTGATCCCTCTGAAGGTGCCAGTGTAATGAACGATAACGTCACGCTACGGGTAAATGGCCGGGAGTGGAATGGCTGGACATCGGTGCGCATCGGTGCCGGTGTTGAACGACTGGCGCGGGATTTCAGTGTGGAGATCACTCGCCAGTGGCCGGGAGATGAGGGTATCACCACGCTTCAGCCGCGCATTAAAAACGGTTCAAAAGTGGAAGTGCTGATTGGTGATGAGCTGGTGATCACCGGCTGGGTGGAGGCGACTCCCGTTCGTTACGATGCCCGTTCGGTCAGCACCGGTATTGCCGGACGTAGTCTGACGGCTGACCTGATTGACTGTGCAGCCGAACCGACACAGTTTAACGGACGCTCGCTGGTGCAGATTGCGCAGGCGCTTGCTGCGCCTTTCGGCATTGAGGTGGTGAACAGCGGTGCGCCGTCGGGTGTTATTCCTGATGTTCAGCCTGATCACGGTGAAACGGTGATTGAGGTAATCAACAAAATACTCGGTCAGCAGCAGGCGCTGGCTTATGACGACCCGCACGGCAGGCTGGTGATTGGTGGTATTGGCTCAACGCGGGCACATACCGCGCTGGTACTCGGGGAAAACATCCTTTCCTGCGATACGGAGAAGAGTATCCGGGAGCGGTTTTCTGTTTACCAGGTGGCGGGGCAGCGTGCCGGAAACGACGATGATTTCGGTGAGGCCACCACCACCGCGCTGCGGGCCCGCACAGAGGACGCATTTATTGCCCGTTACCGTCCGATGTATATCAGGCAGACAGGGCAGGCTACGGGGGCAGGCTGTATTGCCCGTGCGGACTTTGAAGCCCGACAACGGGCGGCGCGGACGGATGAAACCACCTATGTGGTGCAGGGCTGGCGACAGGGTAACGGTACGCTGTGGCAGCCCAACCAGCGGGTGATTGTCTTTGATCCGGTCTGTGGTTTCGACAACACCGAACTGCTTGTTTCGGAAGTCACGTTTACTCAGGACCAGAACGGCACCCTGACGGAAATCCGTGTCGGCCCACCAGATGCTTATCTGCCTGAACCCGAAGCCCCCGGCGCGCGGAAAAAGAAAAAAGCCAGAGTACAGGAGGACCCGTTCTGATGAGGACGATTGAAGCCATGCAGCGACAACTCCTCGGCCTGATTGGGCGGGCCGTGGTGAAAAGCATCAGTGCCGCCACGAAATGTCAGACCGTGGATGTGTCCCTGATTGCCGGTGAACCCAAAGCCGGGGTTGAACATCTTGAACCCTACGGTTTTACTGCAAGGGCAAACAGTGGTGCGGAAGCGGTGGTGTTGTTTCCGGATGGCGACCGTTCTCATGCGGTGGTTGTTACGGTGTCGGACCGTCGCTACCGCCTGAAAGGGCTGCAGACGGGGGAGGTGGCTGTCTATGACGATCAGGGGCAGTCCGTGACGCTGACCCGGGAGGGGATTGTGGTGGACGGTGCAGGTAAAACGATCACGTTTCGCAATGCACCTGAAGCACGTTTTGAAATGGACCTGGAAGTGACAGGACAGGTGAAAGACCTGTGCGACTCCGGCGGCACCACCATGTCAGCGATGCGGCTTGCCTATAACGGGCATCGTCACAGAGAGAACGGTCAGGGCAGTAACACCGACAAACCTGATAAAGCGATGGAGGCATGATGGAACTGTGGCTGACGGTGAACGGTAAACGCACCTGCGCCAGCGCACCGCTGGATCCGCTGACCCGCGCCGTGGTGATTTCCCTGTTTACCTGGCGGCGGGCGGAGCCTGATGACAACGCCGACGTCCCGATGGGATGGTGGGGGGATACCTGGCCTGCGGTACAGAATGACCGTTACGGCTCCCGGCTGTGGCTGCTTCAGCGCAGCAAACTGACCAATCAGCTGGTGCAGACGGTAAAGGGGTATATCCGCGAATGCCTGCAATGGATGATTGATGACGGCGTGGTGTCCCGTATTGATCTGGATATCCGCCGCACCGGGATTAATGAACTGGGTAACAGTATCACTCTCTGGCGTCGTGACGGACCGGTAATGATTTCTTTTGATGATCTGTGGAGTGCGATAACGCATGGCGGACAGTGAATTTCAGCGCCCGACGCTGGCAGAAAATATCAGTATGCTCCGTAACGATTTATTCGCCAGGCTGGACGTCAGCGACACGCTCCGGCGCATGGATGAAGACGTGCGGGCAAAGGTGTATGCGGCGGCGCTGCATACGGTTTACGGGTACATCGATTATCTGGCAATGAATATGCTGCCTGACCTGTGCGATGAGTCCTGGCTGGCGCGACATGCTGCGATGAAACGGTGTCCGCGCAAGGGGGCCACGGCTGCCAGCGGGTATATGCGCTGGGAAGGTGTCAGCGATGGCCTGAAGGTGACTGCCGGAAGCGTGATTCAGCGCGATGACCTGGTTCAGTACACGGCAACTGCCGATGCAACCAGCTCCGGTGGTGTCCTGCGCGTGCCGATCGCCTGCTCAAGTGCAGGCGCGGTCGGTAACGCTGACGACGGTACGTCATTAATCCTGGTCACGCCGGTGAATGGTCTGCCGTCTTCCGGCGTGGCAGATACCCTGACAGGTGGATTTGATACTGAAGAGCTGGAAACGTGGCGCGCCCGCGTCATTGAGCGGTATTACTGGACGCCTCAGGGCGGGGCTGACGGGGACTATGTCGTCTGGGCTAAAGAAGTGCCCGGCATTACCCGCGCATGGACATACCGTCACTGGATGGGAACGGGAACTGTCGGTGTGATGATTGCCAGCAGTGACCTGATTAATCCCATTCCGGAAGAATCAACGGAAACGGCGGCAAGACAACATATCGAGCCACTGGCCCCGGTGGCAGGCTCTGATTTGTATGTGTTCAGGCCGGTGGCACATACGGTGGATTTTCATATCCGCGTGACGCCGGACACACCGGAAATACGGGCTGCCATCACCGCGGAGTTGCGTTCGTTCCTGCTGCGTGATGGTTATCCGCAGGGAGAACTGAAGGTATCGCGTATCAGTGAGGCGATTTCCGGTGCGAACGGGGAATACAGCCATCAGTTGCTTGCACCGGCAGACAATATCTCCATTGCAAAAAATGAACTGGCGGTTCTGGGGACGATTTCATGGACGTGACAAACGATGATTACATCCGTCTGTTGTCGGCACTGTTGCCCCCTGGTCCGGCGTGGTCAGCCAGCGATCCGGCGATTGCCGGTGCGGCACAGTCATTAACCCGTGCTCATCAGCGTGCGGATGCCCTGATGCGGGAGCTGGATCCGCGCACCACCACCGAACTGATAAACCGCTGGGAGCGTCTGTGCGGCCTGCCGGATGAATGTATTCCGGCAGGGACGCAGACCCTTCGCCAGCGTCAGCAACGGCTGGATGCGAAGGTTAACCTGGCGGGTGGCATCAATGAGGATTTTTACCTTGCGCAGCTTGCTGCCCTGGGCAGACCAGATGCCAACATCACGCGATACGACAAAAGCACGTTCACCTGCTCATCGGCCTGTACTGACGCGGTGAATGCGCCGGAATGGCGGTATTACTGGCAGGTCAACATGCCAGCTGCCACCAACACCACCTGGATGACATGTGGCGATCCCTGTGATTCCGCACTGCGTATCTGGGGCGACACCGTTGTCGAGTGTGTGCTTAACAAACTCTGCCCGTCGCATACCTACGTAATTTTTAAATATCCGGAGTAATCCATGCATCGTATAGACACGAAAACCGCGCAGAAGGATAAGTTCGGCGCGGGTAAGAACGGTTTTACCCGTGGTAACCCCCAGACCGGCACACCTGCCACCGATCTGGATGATGACTACTTTGACATGTTGCAGGAAGAACTTTGTAGCGTGGTGGAGGCCTCCGGTGCCAGCCTGGAGAAGGAGCGGCACGACCAGTTGCTTACCGCGCTTCGTGCGCTGCTGTTAAGCCGCAAGAATCCGTTTGGTGATATCAAATCGGATGGCACGGTGAAAACGGCTCTCGAAAACCTTGGTTTGGGAGATGGCTCGGGGCGTTACAGCAAAACTGTCGTTTTTTCATCGTCGGGTTCATATACGTGGCCAGCTGACGTAAAACGAATTGACGTTATTCTGACTGCGGGGGGCGGCGGTGGCGGTGGATGTAACGCGGAGAACGCAAATCAGACATTTTCAGGGGCTGGCGGAGGAGCCGGAGGTACTGTTTTTGCCACTATTTATGCGACAGACAACGATGCCGGGCCAGGAACCTATACAGTGACAATTGGCAGCGGTGGTAGTGGTGCCAATGGGGCAGGGTCTGGAAATAATGGCGGTAATAGTTCGTTCATGACATTAACTGCGCTCGGCGGCCAGGGTGGGCAATGGGGCGGCGCTACAAATACCGCTGGCGGGCGCGGTGGCTCAGGCTCTGGCGGTTATAAAACTGAACAAGGCGGAGACGGTTCAGACGGACAGGCGGGCCAGGCGCTATTAGTAGGCAATGGGGCATCGAGCTATTGGGGTGGCGGCGGCCGCGCTGGGCAACTGAGCGGTAATCCTGGAGTTTGCTCTGGCTCCGGCGGCGGGGGTGCATACGATAATAGCTATTCACACACGTCAGGACGTGGCGGGCACGGAGCTAATGGCGTGCTGGTAATTCGGGAGTACATGTAAATGAATGATGTCTATGCAGTTGTTGATAATAACGTTGTTATTAATGTCATTATCTGGGACGGAATTTCTGAATGGAAACCAGAGGCTGGTAATTTAGTTCCGTTAAACGGCGATGCTGGCATCGGTTGGTCATATTCAGACGGAGTATTTACCGCGCCACCTCCCCCAGAACGCTCTCACAACGCGTTAGTTGCGGAGGCTGAGCTGCAGAAATCAGCACTACTGACCGTAGCAAATAACGCAATAGCACCGCTGCAGGATGCCGTTGATTTGGAAATGGCGACAGACGATGAACAGACGTTACTGCTGGCGTGGAAAAAATACAGGGTACTGCTGAACCGTGTTGATACCTCAGCGGCACCCGAAATAGAGTGGCCTACGCAACCGGGGGAGCGGGCCAGTTGATATCAGGCGCAGCGTCAGCATCAACTGCTGTCACTGCGTCGATGTAGTCGAGTACCGCATTCAGCCGCGTTTTTTCATCATCAGTCAGTTTGCGGCCTGCACTTCTCCGTTGGCATCTTTGTTATATGGTACAACTGCGCAGAGGCCTGTCTCTTCAATTGTGCCAGTTGAATACTACGATACAACGCTCGGCCTTCCTGTTTGGTGGAACATAACCACATCCACATGGAAAAGAGCTGATGGTGCAGATGTATAATTCTGGTGCCGCGCATGCGGCACCAATAAAAAACATATTAAACTAAAGTGAATCTATTCCATTTTTCCAAATAAGAACTTTTTTGTCTTGTATTTTATGAGTGCTATCAGGCTGCCCAAACTGTTTTATGGCCTTTTCCTCTTGCTCTACATCATCAGCAATTAAAAAATTAGCTCCTTTTTGGTACCATTCTTTTTTTGATAACCAATTATATGGTGTGAATCTATCACCATACGACTCAAATGGAGCTACGTTGATATCACTAAATCCAGCAACAGATGATGCAAACCAAAATGATGCATAACCTCTTTGTAGTTTATTTTTTATTAAGAAATCTCTTAATTCTATTGTAATATCATTTTTATTAACAATGTTTTTTGTTGTTGCCATCGTTGGCAACGATAACGCAATAACGATTAATGATATTAGTAAATTTGTCTTCACTGGTAAGGAGAAAGAATTTCTAGCAATCACAATTGACATGAAAATAAACGTTGGGACTATGTATCTAATTGAGAAAAGATTTGTTGGCCTGTCACTTGAAACATAGGCAATCAACATGACTAATGATGATACAATAAGAACCTGGTCAATAAAATCAATTTCTTTAAATTTAAGAATGTTTTTATAAGATAAAAATAAGAATACAAAAATGAAAAACACCTTTATCATGGTGAATAATGAGTTAAAGCTACCTATCTCCATTCCAAACGCGTACCCACCAAAAAATTTGAATACGCCCATGATAACAAGAGATATGTTGCTTGTTATTTGTTGAAACTCTACTATGTGAGGTTTGGTTATGCCTGGCAGGTTAAATCCACCAAGCTTAATGAATATAAATGATATGAGCTCAGCAATAAATATAGATGATATAGTGAAAACCAACAATAACAAATCATTAGTATTCAACGAATCTCTTTTCATTAGAGAAGCATACATTCTATATATGCAAACAAAAACTATAGGTATTATAAAGGCATATTTAGATATATCATCACTAAAAACAAGCAACGATAACATAAATACATATGGAAAAAGTAATTTTAAATCATTTTTCTTTCTGTATCTATCTATTATTAGTATGATCGCCAGCATGTAAATGTACGCACCAATATGTATACATGCTATAAGCATTATACTTGATGAGAAAACCGTTGGAATTCCAAATACAGAAAGAACAGGCCATAACGATGCCCTGCTTTTAGTATGAGAGATATATAGCGATAGTGTTACTAACATAGACATGAAAATTCCAGGCACAATATAGTACAGATTTTCATTAAATCCTATTATTTTTATCGCTATAGCATATGGTATTATTTCTGTGAAATAGAATGATACAGTTGATAAATCCCACCCACTGAGAAAAATATTTCCTTCAGTAATATCCCTTGCCTCTCTGAATGAAGACATGACATCTGAGTTTGGAATTATGTTTTTAGCAATCATTGAGTAAATTATTGATAATACAATAAATGTTGCCAGCCAATATAAAAGCTCAAGCTTCTTGCTCATTTTTTACCCTTAAGTACATACTTTGGACGCTGCTTAACTTCAATGTAAATTCTACCAATATACTCACCGAGCACTCCAATCCCAATTAACTGGATGCCGCCAAGAAATAATATTGATACAAGAATTGAAGGGTATCCAGGTACATTATTACCAAAAATTAATTTATCAATTATCATCCATGAACCGTATGTAAATGATATACATGCAATAAATAACCCAATATAGGTCCACATGCGAAGCGGGAATGTTGAGAAGCTAGTGATCCCTTCCAGCGCCAAGTTCCATAGCTTCCATCCATTGAACTTTGTGCTTCCTGCAACGCGTTCTGCTCGCGCATATTCTACGACATCGGTTCGACCACCAACCCAGCTCAGCACACCCTTCATAAACAGGTTTCGTTCTGGCATGAGCTTAATGTTTTCTACTACTTCGCGAGACATGAGCCGGAAGTCGCCAACATTCTCTTCTATCTGAGGGTTGCTGATTTTGTTATGAAGTTTATAGAACCACTCAGCAGATTTACGCTTCAGCCTGCTGTCAGTGGAGCGGTCAGAGCGTTTAGCCAGAACCATATCTGCACCGGCCTGCCATTTCTCTATCAAGTGAGGAATAACTTCGATAGGGTCTTGCAGATCAACGTCAATCGGGATAATTGCCTCCCCGGTAGCATGGTCCAGACCTGCGAACAGGGCGGGTTCTTTGCCGAAGTTACGTGTGAACGACAGCGAAACAACAAGCGGGTCGGCAACAGCAAGCTCGTTGATAATTGATTCTGTAGCGTCTTTGCTGCCATCGTTTATGAAGACTATCTCGACTTCATGCTGCTGAAGCCCTTCAAATTCGCGCACAGTTTTATAAAAAATAGGTATCGTGGCCTCTTCGTTAAAGACCGGAACGACTAAAGAAATTTTCATTTCGCATCCCTAAAGACAATGAACTTTGAATAGACGAAACCGCACACCAGGCTGATGGCGGAGAAGGTGACAAGAGTTATCATCGGGGGAAGTGCGCATCTATCAGCAGCCCATCCAACAGTAGCACTGAGTGTTCCCATGAACCCGACATATAACATGTAGCGCATCGTTGTAGTTGATGCTTTGAATGTGAATTTTGCATTCGCGAAGAAGCTAAAACTCACAGCCACAACGAAACCTGCGAAGTTTGCCAGAGCCTGATTGGTATGCGCGGCATAGATACATACACCAAAAACCACCCAGTGTATAAGTGTGTTCAGCACACCAATCGAGGTGTACCTTGCAAATATATTTAACATTTATTTAATCAATGAGTTCTGAAAGGTATGAAGTCTATCATCCAAGTCTCAATCGATCGATACTTGCGGTAGTTGATGAGGAAAACTCTGGTACACAAAGCTTTGCACTGGACTGCAAGGTGTTGTGCTTCTCTGGAGTGCGATATGTTTGATGACAAAAAATTAGCGCAAGAGGACAAAAAATCACCTTGCGCTAATGCTCTGTCTCAGGTCACTAATACCATCTAAGTAGTTGATTCATAGTGACTGGATATGTTGTGTTTTGTAGTATCATGCAGTCTATTTTTTAGACTAAATGTATTTTAACGCATTGATATTATTGGCTTTTACTGTTTTGCGTTCAGCTTTTTTATACTAACTTGAGCGAAACGGGAAGGTAAAAAGACAAAAAGTTGTTTTTAATACCTTTAAGTGATACCAGATGGCATAGCGCCATCTGGCAGAGTGATTAACTAAACATCGCAGTAATCGAGGCGCTTGCCAGAGAATGGAAATGGACGTTAAACCCGACCATCGCGCCGCTGGCACCTTCATCGACATCAATACGTTCTACATCCAGCGCGTGAACGGTAAAAATGTAGCGATGGGTTTCGCCTTTCGGCGGCGCTGCACCATCGTACCCGGTTTTACCAAAGTCGGTACGCGTCTGCAAAACGCCGTCTGGCATTGCTACCAGACCAGAGCCAAACCCTTGCGGTAATACGCGGGTATCAGCGGGTAAATTAACAACTACCCAGTGCCACCAGCCGGAGCCGGTTGGCGCATCCGGGTCGTAGCAGGTGACAACAAAACTTTTCGTTCCCGCAGGAACATCATCCCACGCCAGATGCGGTGAAACATTATCGCCATCGTAACCCATGCCGTTAAAGACATGACGATGTGGCAACTTATCGCCATCGCGCAGATCATTACTGATGAGTTTCAT